TCAATAGTTGGATCGTAAGGGTTACAAGGTTCCATTCCTATATGTGCCATATCTAAATCAATCATAAACACTACACGCCATTCGTCTGTCATATTATATGCACTGTGCGTATGCTGATTGTTAAATCCCCATATGTTATCCCAAGTAACTTCTTCTCCGCTTGCTTCTAAGAAAACTTCACCTTCGGGTATAATTAAAGGAATATGAATCCTAATAAATTTGCCATCTCTATTTTCTGGACCACTGTGTCTGTGTAAAATAGTGTTAGGTGCAAGGATGCTATAATTAGCAATAGGACAGAACTCGCCGTAACTTTTTACAAGTTTATGTGCTGTTGGATATTTTAAAGCAATTCTATCTTGATCAGAACGTTCAAATTGAAAATCGATCATTTCGTCGTGTCGGCCGTATTTAAATTGAATACTTTTCCAACCGGTCATATCTCTTTCCCAATTGCCTGTTTCTGTGTTTTTAATTTCAACGCCTGCGGATGTTTCATCTAGCCCAACACCAAACATACGTAAATCTAAATTGTCAGTAGTATATTTTTGGCAGGCTTCTTCGAGACTTTCAAAACCGTCAAGAAATTCATCTCGTAACGCATCTTGAAATCCCATAAGGTAATCCGCGTTTGGAATTTGATCTCCACGCCAGATTTTCTTCATTTGATATATTTCGTCTAAGGACTTCTTTTGCATAATGTAGTACTCCGATTGTTACTACATTTATTTATGATTAAGTATTAGGTCCAGGTAGCATCTTTGGCTACACGAATCCAATTATCAGTAGAGTGACAAATATACATATAGTTTGCATCTGCTGATACTTGACCTGCTTTGCCTGAATCGGTAGGCCCAGTAGGAACTCCAATAAATGTAGGTACAGTTTTAAAGCTGGTTCCATCAAACACAACTATTGCTTCTCTGTCTGACCCGTAACCAACTGAACCTTCTGGAACAGTTAAAGTAGGAAGTACAGCATCTGGAAGTGCAGTATAAGAGTTTGCTACTGTAGCAAATCTACCATCTGCTTCGAATGTAAATTGACTGTATAGTCCGTCAGCTCGTAATACACTTACTGTTAGATCAGTATCAAAGTTTCCAGCGTTAAGAGCACTTGTCATAGTTGCATTCATAAATGCACCACGTTTAAAGTCAGTTCCGTTAAACGCATCAAAGCCAACAGCACCAATAAAGTCATTTTCTTGAAGTGTTTGTTTAGCAGTTCCGCTAAATCTTGATCCTTGTAGAACCATTGTTGACGATCCACTGCCGGATGCAACACCTCTAATTACTAATGGTACATCGTTACCATCAATAAATATTGTTCCAAGGTTTGATCCTCTATCACCAATTTGTACAACTCTACTATTTTCACCAATAAAGTTTGCCTCAACGTCACCTGTTTGAACTGAGCTACTTATTACACCTTGAGTAAAGGTTAAAGTACCGTTAGTAATATCACCAGTTTGACCATTTACTAATGGCGATGAATCGTCACCAAATACACTACCAGTCATATCACCATCTAGTGTTCCGTTTACAGTACCTGTTAAGTTACCAAACATTTGACCAGTTACAGAACCAACAAATGTTGCATCGGAACCATCTGTTCCGTTTTCTAACACAACATTGCCATTTGCAGATCTAACATCACCTAGTAAACTCTTTGTAGCAACATCAATAACTACATCAGTAGTTCCTTTTACGTTACCAGTGTGTACACCTGTGCTGTCGCCAGTAACATTACCAGTTAAATTTCCGTTTAGTGTATTGCTTACAGCGTCTACAAGAGGAGTACTATCGTCACCAAATACCGAACCTTTAAAATCACCTACGTAGTTACCTGCAACAGTTAAATCACCACCAACAGTTAAATTTCCTGTAGTTTCTAGTGTAGCTACATTAATAGCATTAGTACTTCCGTTATATACAAGACTACTATCGCCGGCATTAGCAATGTTGCCTGAAAGTAAAATTTCACCTATTGAAGCTGTTGTAGCAACATCAATACTATTAACATAACCATTATTCCATTTACCTGCAGGCGCACCTAAGTCATATAATCCGGAGCTACCAGGAATTAGCGAACCAGTTATTTGACCTCCTACAATAACGTTGTCTTCAACGCCATCGCCTAAGTTAATGTTACCTGTTGCAGTAATGTTACCATTAATGCTAATATTACCAGTTCCAGTAATATTATTATTGTTTAAATCTAAATCTTGTGCTAATGTTGGGTTTGTATCATTTACTAACGAACCTGAAACTAAAATTCCACCTACTTCTAATGTTTGGCTTGGTGCAATCTTCCCGCCAACAAAAAGTCTATTTGTATCTGTTGCAAATACAAGTTCACCTTCTTTGGGCGTTATAGTTTGTCTTTCAGCGTCTGTACCGCGTCTAATTTGTAATGCCATATCTTATTTCACTCCTGGAGTAATGTTGCTATTAGTATTTATCATCACTTGCGGATTTATTAAGTTCGTTTCTTTAAGAATTGAGCAGTTCTTTTTTTAATATCTTGCTTGACTCTTGCAGTGTCTAATCGGAAGTCAACTGACTTTATAACGTCTTCGTATTCTTCCATCAACGATTCCATAGCACTTTCGATGTTAGTACCTTCTGGGTTCTTTTTAGTATCAATGTCCCAAACTTTGCCGTCATTAAACGTGACTCTGATTGATTCTAAATACTCAACTGGTACCACATCGATATCAATATCTTTTAGAACATCAGGCCATTGTTTAATTACGTCAGCAGGTAGCTTTTTATTCCTAGCCACTTGCCGAGGTCTTTTTGGCTGCTTTCTTTTTTGTTGGTACTAATTCTTCTGCTTGTCTACGCAATGCTGCCGCTTCTTTACTTAAACGATCTGCATCACTGCGGTATCTAGCTGCCAAATCAGCATCAGTTAACACTTCTTCTTGCGGTGCTTCGACTTTATCAAAGTCAATAGTTTCTGCAACTACTTGTCTTTCCGCTACTTCTTGTGCTGCCGTTTTCTTGCCTGCATTTGGATCTGTCATTGCTAGATCAGCAACAGTTACACCTTTTTGTTCAGCAATAATCTTATTTAATTCAGCAAGATTAATTACATTACGTGTATCTGGAGTCATTTCAACATCAGCTGATGCAACTTTTACCATTTTACCTGTGCTATGTAATGCGTGAAGCATATTTCTACCATCAGATAGACGTGTGCGAGTCATTACTTCTGCAAATTCATCTGCTTGTTGACCTGCGGCCGACTCAACTGTTTTAATTAATGTGTCGTGATCAGCTGAATCTAGGTTCTCTGTAGTTACTACTACACAGTTTTCTGGTTCACCTGGTACTACTCTATACGCAACAATAACCTTGCGCTGGTTTCGGGCCATACGCCCTACGTGCTTAATTGCCATTTGGTTGTTCTCCTTGAGGGGCTTGCGATTGTACGCTATTTAAAAACACCTCTAACTTGTTATAAACTTGTCCTACTGACATAAGTTCATTTCCTTTAAATGCTCCACGTTGTGTTGATACATCAATAATTTGTTTCAACGCTTGTAGATCTTGTACAGTAAGCTCTGCTGCCGGTTGTTCAGCAGGAGCAGGTGCCTCTGTAGTTGTTGCAGTAGATTCTTCTACTTTTGCTTTTGCATCGTCAGCCATAATTTACTTCTCCTATTAATTAAGTGCTACGTTTATTTACTTGTATTTCAAATGTGGACACGCCAAAGTGAAATACGATAATTCTTTTGGTTCTTCAAATCCTATCTTTATTACTGGATTAAATTTATTATTTGAAGTTAATCCAGTTATCCGCCTAGCATAAAATCTGCCTTTAAGGTTATTTTTAATCCATTTAATAATTGTGTCTTCTAAATTATATATCGACATATCTAAGTTGATTGTCTCAAAGTGGGGCGGCAAAACTGCCACCTCACGAGCTTCAAAAAAGTTTAGTGGATTAGGTTCTTTAAGTAACGTTTTCATAGTGTGTTGTTACTCCAAATGGGGCTTCTAATGTTTTATCGTGGTGACTATGTACAACAAATAATGTATCACAGTAGTCTGCATCGCCCCAACTGTTCCAAGGATATCCATCTGTAAACATAATGAACTTCTTAGGAACAATGTCATTTTGTTTCATATAGTCCCAGTTAGCATCAAAGTCAGTGCCGCCACCGCCCATAACTTCATATTCTTCTAAGCGTTCACCGTTGTCTGCACTAAAGTCTTGTTCATTATATACCTTAGTGTCAAAACACCATACTTTAATATTATAGTCTCTAAATTGATCCATAATACCTTGTACTTCGCTTAAAAAGTCTTGTGCTTGTTTATTACCAATTGACCCACTCATATCAATACCAACAACGCAATCAATTTGTTCGTCAAAATTCTGTCCTGGAAGTATTGCACTAGTATGCCAACCTTTGCGTGATGGCTTCATAAATGTAAAGTCATTTTTTACAGTAGACTGAATTTGCTGTTGAATAATTTCACGCCAATTCATTTTAGGTTCTGTAAGTTCTTTGATCATACGTGATACTTCGCCTGGAGTATTACCAGCACCTGCGGCTTGTGCAGCCTGTAACATACCTTCTTTGATCTCATCTTTGATCTTTTTAGCTTCTTCTTTAGAATACTTAGGCTTAGACTTACTTACTTTGTTGCCGTTTGCATCTGTAGTTTCACCTGCATCGGATGATCCATCGCTGTCACCTTCTGCGTCAAGGTGTTCGTCTAACATTTCGCCAAGTTGATCTAAAAATTCTTGTCCGTTTTGTTTAGCAATTTCGTATATGTCATCATACACTGCTTCTGATTGCCAACCTTCGTACTTTGTATCTGCATAACAGTCTACTAGTTTAGGACGTTCACCAATTCGATCACGTATTAACAAGTTGTTAACAATGTAGTCAGCGGCAATATTATAAATTAGTGGATCTCTGTCACCTCTACGACCTAAGTGATCAAATACACAGTGTAGAATTTCGTGTGCAATAACAAACTCAATTTCTTTGTTTGACATTGCATTAAAGAATTGCGTGTTAAAGTATAAGTTACGACCGTCTACAGCGGCAGTAGGCAACCAATCGTCTGCGGCTAAGATGCGTAAACGTGTTGCCATATTACCAAAGAAAGGATGCCTAAGAAGTAAGCCTACACGAGCAACAATAATGCGTTCTGTAACTTCTACACGCATTTCGTCTAGTTGTGCTGGTGTAATATTTGGATCTGGTTCCCAATTTTTCTTACCTGCTACACTCATATCATTGCCCTTCTCTATTGTTTATACTTATAGTATATACTAAAATACCTATTTTGTCAAGTGAAAAAGGGCAGGATTTGACCCCTGCCCTTTCCATTAAGCCTGTTGTGCGGCTTGGATATACTTACCAAAACGTTCGTGGAATTCGTCAAAACATTCAACTTCATCTGGATCTATTGGTAAACTATATTGGGTAAGTGCAAGTTTGATGCCCATAACAACCAATTCTGTTTCGAAGTTATCCATCGAAAAGCGTAGGAAGTTATTAACCTTGTCATCAAACTTTTTGTCACCCTTGTCAGATGCCTCTTTTAGTTCGTAGCAGAGTGAAACTGTTAAGGAATAGGTTGCACTGATTTCTTTAGTCTTCAGCTCTTTTACTTTACCGTCCAAGATATCACTTGGATTAGGCATCTGTGACGCAACTTTACGGTGCGCCATAAACTTGACTGCTAAGCCTTCGCCTACTGTACCTGCTACAAGGTCAGTAGTTGTTGACTGGTCAAGTGCATCTTCTAACAATTCGGACACAAACGACCAACTACGTGGTGTTGCAAACGAACGGCTTGAAGATTTTGGATCAAAGTCGTATAAGTCTTTTTTACTAAAGTTCAAAAAACCTACAACGTCTTTGTGAACACGATTTTCAACAGCCCAGTCAAACCAGTCTGGAAAGCTAACAGCTAATTCTAAGTGAATAAAACGGTTAGCTAACGGAGCAGGCATACGGTAAGTAACGCCTTTGTCCGCATCGCGGTTACCTGCCGCAACAATCATTACGTTGTCGGGCAGTTTGTATGTACCTACACGACGATTAAGAATCAACTGGTACGCTGCCGCTTGTACTGCTGGCGCCGCAGAGTTCATTTCGTCTAAGAACAGTACAATATTATCATATTGATCTGCAAATTCTTGTGTAGGTAATTCTACAGGTGGTGCCCACTTCATTGTGTTATCATTTGAAGCGTAGTAGGGCATACCTTTAATATCTGTTGGATCCCACAATGACAAACGAATGTCAATTAAGTGAGATTTGGTAAGTGAATTGCTAACTTGTCGAACAATGTCAGATTTACCAATACCTGGAGGACCCCATAGGAAAATTGGACGTTGTTTGATAAGAGCGTGTTTAATCGATGCTTTAGCCTGGTTAGGGCTAACTGTACGTGTAGCTGTTGCTTCCATTGTATCTATTCCTCATTTATCAGTGCAATTAAGTTATTTCTAACTATACATATAGTATACACTCAATAGAACAAATGTCAACCTTTTTCTTGTCTTTTCATTGCTTTTGTGAGGCCATATTTTCGAATATCTCCACTAAAAAGATGTAGTTCGAGTGCCTTCTTTTCGTTTAGAACAGTAATTCCTCTACGACCCATATAGTAAGGGCAGTCAATAAACTGATCTAAGAATATTATGGTTTGTGTAGTAAGTTCAAAATCAGCAGGATATGGAACGTCATATGTAGATAATTCAATATCTTCAATAACCATTCTTAGTCCTTCATCAGTTAATCTTAATCCACCAGTATCTTTTGATCTAGTATTTTGCCACCATATTGGCATATACTCTTTTATAGTTACTTCATTGATAGATTTGTCTAACTGCTTTAAGAAAACTTTAGTGTAAGTGTCTTTCCAGTTCATTCTTCGAGAGCCACAGTCTCTCCAGATGTTAATCTTCTAACATCAAAATCGTTACAAGAAAATAAGTCGTTTAGTTTTTTGGCTAAGTTTATAGCGTGGCCGGGGTTTGAAAATGATACCTTTTTGTATTTAGGTCCAGGATAGCTCGTAAGCATATTTGCAGATTTTAAGTTAAATGGTTGTCCGTTATAGAACACCGCCCAAATGGCATCTGCCTGTAAAACTTGTTCTGATCTATATGTTTTTTTATCAACGTGTTCTAACAACACGTTTGGTTTTGGTCTACTCATATGCGTTTCCTTAATTAACTACGCATATATTTATCTCTTTTTATAGTTATCTGCGTAGTTTATTACGCTTCTTTTCTAAAGATCTTTTCCATAGCTTGTGTGTAATAAAATACATAGGCCAAATCATAGGTATGCTGTAACAGCGTTTGCCTTTTACTACAAGACAACACCATATTAAAGAATTACCTATACGTGTGAATCCTACGATCCCCAAACATTCCTACTTCCAGCTTGAGCCACCGTCCATTTGGACTTGAATTACTTCATCTTCACGTGAAGCTGTTTTGATAAGAAGTTTTTCTAGATCGCCATTTAGTCTAGACATTACTTCTCCCATTGTAAGTGCTAGACGTTTAGCATCTTGTATGTCAAGTTTAACTTCTCTAGCATTACCTGCGTCTGCACCTTTTACTTGTGCAATAAATTGCTGAATTGCAATAGTATTAAGCGGTTCCATTTAGTATCTCCGGTATAAAGTGTCGAGCAATTAGTTCGTGTGCTTCTTTATTATAATGCTCTTCATCTAATGTCATTGTTTCTATATCTATATTTAAGTTTTCTTTGATCCAAACATCTGCTGGTGTTTCAATATGCACTATGTTGTTCAAAGGCTTATACATATCTAACCTATTTGCACGTTGGGCTCTCTCATTAATACGCCAAACATATACAGGAACATCAACCATTGCATCAATTAGTGCAATATCTTTTAGGTATTCTTCTGTTTTAAGATGTGTAGCGATTTCAGTATGAAACTTCATATGCATATAATTAGTATCAAAGCCTATCCAATCATATCCACCGTTAAATTCAGGACAGCCTTCATCATAATTGCCTACACATTCCCATTTTACTTTTTCAAACCATTCAACAAAGCTATAGTCAGTAGTATTAAAATCGTCATAGAAGATAAATTTATCTTCTTCTTTTTGAACTTTGCAAAAATGTCCTGGGTCAAGATCTCTATGGTGTTGCTTCAAATCAGCAGCCATAACCCATCTATCCCAGTACGTTGACTGTAAGAAAATACCTTTGATGTCGTTGTGTGTGTTAAGCATATGACGTATCCAACGAGGATACTTGCTATTACAAGCACCTGCGCTAGAATAAATGTAGCAACGGCTGTCTGCTAACTCACTTGCATAGATTTCTGCATAGTTGTTTTCGTCACCTACAACTTTATCAAGGGTACCGCTGTCGTTGCGTTCCCCCCAAAAGCCATTAGTATGACTACATCCTAAGAATAATAAATTACCTTGCATTTGCCTTGCTCAACGCAGTACGCATCTCCATATCATTTTTAAAAGGACCTTTTGATTCGTAACGTTCGATAGTAATTAGTTTAGGACAAAAGCTCTTTACCCAGCCTTTGTTAAAATGGATAATGTAATAGCCTGCGCAATACAAACTTTTTGAGTTTTTACTTTTTGTAAATAGTGGAAGTTTGCGTTTTACATCATACATATCATTAAATGGGTCGCAACTAGTTGGAAATCCGTTTACTTCACGCACCCGGGTTTCTTTAATATTAAGTTTCTCCCAAAGAAGCTCTTTACCAAACTTTTCTTTTAGATCTTTCTTCTTTAAAAAATGTGTACCACTTGCATCGCTTAACATATACTGTTCATCATTGAAAGATACTGTTCCAATGTTTTGCCCTTGATCTTCAACAATCCAGAACTTGTTGTTTAATACTTCTTTAAATTTTACTGTCATTTCGGATACCTCGCTTGTAGTGGTTCTGCAAAATATTGTGCTTGGTCTGCAATTCGTTGCATATCCCACTTAGCACAGAACTTCATAAGACGCATACCAACTTGTGTAATGTCTTTAGGTTCTACTTCTGCAATAGTATTATTAATTATCTCTCTAATGTCTGCAGGTTGTGCAGTCAAATCACATAGTACAACATTGCGTTGATAGTCATCTAACACACGATGTTCGTCACCATTATGATCAGTCCAACGTTGTAGCATCATATTGTTCCAGTTGTAGCCTTTTGTATTCTTGTCTGCAAATGCTTCAATAAGACCTACTTTGTTCTTAGTGCCTTTCTTACGTACACCAGGGTAAGCACTAAACACATTGTCACTAGTGTCGCCGCGCATACACTTTTCAAACAACATAAATTCAGGCTCGGGTGCAGGCTTAGGCTCTTGTGTTTTCTTAACTAATGCAGGCATACCCTTGTCATCAAAGTAACCTTCGTGTGTAATAGTTTCTTTGTTTACACCGTGATACTGTTTTACATTAGGTGCAATAAGTTGTGCAAAGTCACCGTCAGTACTAATAATAACGTGATTGTCGTTAGGGTGTGATTGTACCCAACCAGCAATAAGATCATCTGCTTCTAGTTGCGGATGACGCATTACAGTACAATTAGTTTTAGTAGATACAAAGTCCTTAAACTCGTCAAAGCACTCCCAAAACACTTTATCTTCTTCTGACTCTGCAACAGTCATTTTATCACGTGACACTTGTCTGTTACGCTTGTAAGGTTCGTAATAGTCCTTGCGCCAGCTACGACCTTCTAAACAAAACACAACGTGATCTGCTTCAAAGTCTTGCCACGCCTTCTTAACACCACTAAGTGTAATATGAAACGCCATACCGACTTTAGTGTCAATGTCGCCACGTACTACGTGCCTAGCACGAAAAAATGTGTTAGCAGTGTCTACTAGAATATAAGTTGCCATTAGTTTGCCTTTGTATAATTTATAACACTATTATAGCACCAGATCTGGCTGTTGTCAAGCATTAACTTACTATACTCTTGCCTTTATCAATTGGAGTAACATTTACGTGTCCCATACCTCGATCAGTGCTTTGACCTTCATCTTCTAACATTTGACTTACAATAGTTCTAAACCACTGATCAACAATTTCTTCGTTTGTTTCACCACTATACCCTACATCGAGTAACTGTTCAATAAACTCATTGTTCCAATCGAGCTCAAAGAACCCGTTTCGAATGTTGTCTGGATTTACTTGTGTATCTAATACAGCAACCCAAGGTTGACCTGCTTTAGTTGCCGCTTCTTTTTCTTTATCAAGAGCGTCACGTCGAATGTCTTCCTGTGTCTTTTCAGATACAGGTTCATCAATTTTTTTAGTAATACCTGCATCTCTTATTAATTTATTCCACCATCCCATAATTACCATCCTGCCTTTCTAATTGCTTCTGAAGGATCCTTAATAGGAGCCTCCATTGCTTTTTTGTGTTGTGCGTTTTTATACATTTTCAAGTTATTAAGTTCCCCAGGCATTTCCGAATAGTGAGATGTGGAGTCTTGGAGTGAATCGCCATCCTCTTTCCATACACGCTTCGGCAACATCCTTAACGTTGAGACTATACTCTTCACTGCGTCCGCCCATTGGCATAAGATATACCGGACATTCCACCCCGGCACTTCTGTAAGCGTCCACAGCTTTTGTAACTTCGTCAAAGTCGTCATCAGTAGCCACAACAAACTTAAGATAAAGTTCACTATTGTTAACACTGCTATACTCACTAGCAATATCAGGTTTAATAGCAGTCTCCCAAGGTTCTCCTGAGACACTAAGTTTTGGGGAACAGCTCCAAGTGACCTCAAGTCTGTCGCTATTGTTAAGATAGTCTCGGAGACCGTCGTGTAAGTGTTGTGTAGTATTTGTTTCAAATGTAACATTTTTTAAGTCCTGCATTCTTGGATGCTCAAATAGTTCGACGTACAATCGTTGCCACGCTAACAATGGTTCGCCACCTGTCATAATTAAATGGATGTCTTGTCCATTTTCCATAGTCCACTTACCTTCTGGAGTAAGCGATAGCAGATGTTCAACTACTTCATCGACTTCTGCTTGTTTGTTAAAGTCTTTAAACTCTGGATAGATACTTGCGTATGTATCACAGCCTGTATGTATAATAGGCAAGTCGTTAAAGTCTTTTGTAGTTTTGTGTACGTCTGCGTCAAGCAATGCTTGTACTTCTGCATTATGAATAATGCCTTGCTTTTGTTTTACATCACGCATTGGTTCGTTTTTTAAGCCAAAGTTCATACAACGAAAGTTACAACCAAATGTACGTAGGAACACACTAGGCACTCCTACAAACTTGCCTTCGCCTTGTACACTATAAAATGCTTCTGAGTATCTAAGTTTCATTATTCTTCCTCAATCTGTATATTAAATGACAAGCTCATACGTCTGCTGTCAGTTTCATTTTCGTCTACAAAATGCATTAGCCAACCAGGGAATAAAATTAGTTTACCTACCTCTGGAACGTATCTAACGTATTGTGTATCATTAATAAATTTACTAGTATCTGTAATCTGTGTTGGATTTACAAAATGTATGTCACCGTCTTTGCCATTTGTAGAAAAATAATATACACCTGAAATATCAAATGCACCGTGGTTATGTAACACAGTGTATTCGTTTTTTCTAGTATCAGTTAACCAAGATTCCTTAATAACTAAGTTATAAGTCTTGTCATATCCTAACGAATTAAGATAATCAGTTACATTTTTATTAATTAAATTAACTGTTAACGGCATATCAAATTGATCAAACAAACTAGTTTTAAATGTTGGATCGCTAAGACTATGATTACTAGAGCCCCACTGAGGGACTTTAGCAAAATTTAGTTTTTCTACAATGTTTCCTATCTCTGTTTGCACACTTTGACTTTCAAATCTAGTATGCAATTTACAAAAAACAGGAGTGCCAAAGTGTTTGTCTAACATTGATTACTTTCCACAAGCATATTCTTGTTGAAGTTTAATGTTGTCAAAGAACTCTTTCTTTGTACCTGAGTCATCTTTAAATGCACCACGTAATACAGTTGTTTGCGTAAGACTGCTAGTTGCCATAATGCCTCTATTCTCACAACAGCCGTGTGTTGCTTGAATGTAAACACCTAAGTGTTCTGCATCAGTTACTTTTTGTATTTCACGTGCAATATCATTTGCAAGTTCTTCTTGTAGTGTTCCTCGTCTTGCACACCATTGTGCAATACGTGTGTACTTACTAAGTCCAATAAGTTTATGTGCGGCAATAATACCAATGTACGCAATACCAGCTACTGGTTGATGGTGATGTGAACACATACTCTTAAGTTCACTACGCACAACCAACATACCTTCATAACGATCGTCGCTGTCATTTGGAAATGCTGTTGCAGGTGGAGCAGGATCATAACGTCCTGCCATAATCTCATTGTAATACATTTTAGCAAGGCGATGTGCTGTGCCTTTGCTGTTAGGGTCTTGATATCTATCAATTACAAGTGCGTCTAGCACACCTTCAAATGCTGTAGTTGCTTCGTTAATAAGTTCTTCTTTATCACCTTCTTGCAACACTTCACTAATATTGTCGCCTGCCCAGTAACGACTCTTTGCCTGTACTAGGCGGGCTTTAATTTCTTCACTTTTACTCATTTATATCTCCGATGTTAAGGCAGTGGATTGCCTGTAATATACTATGTATAGTATACACGTTTATTTAGGTCTTGTCAACCTAATCTGAAAAGTATTTTTGCAACATTTCGAGTCGATCGTGTGCCGTAGCCATTTGATCTAATTCTTTCTGTATCGTTTCAATAATATCAGAATGTTCGCCGATGCCTACAACTTTTTGCATATAGACTTCAACGTTTGTTTTGTGCAATTCTATCTCCGCTTCAGCGTGTAGTCTTGCCGCTTTAATCATTTGTTCCTTCAAGATCATATCCTTTCCTTAATCGTCTTGTTGTTTGTAATTACCCTTCCCTGGGATTACGTTTCTTACGCCACCAGTCGGATCTTCGCAATCTCCGTCTGATCGTAAAATTAAATGTACGTGTGGAAAACCAACAGTTTGACCTGCACTTTCTCCCCAATTGATGCCAATATTAAATCCTGTTACAGGATTGGCAGCATCCATTATGTTTTCTTGTCCAACTGTAATTGCAAACCTAACTGCTTTTTCAATTTCTTGATTAGTGTTCTTTTTAGGAACAACTAAGAAATGTCCAGTTTCTGTTACAGGGAATTGGTCTCTATATACGACAAATTCGTCAGTGTTTTGCACTTCGTCAGTCCAGGGAGCAACGCCTGCTTGTTTTGCCTCCCAAAGAGTGTATAGGTTATTCATTGTCTATCTCCTTAAGATATTTAATATACTTGTTTGCTATAATTGAATGTATATGTTTTGGGTAGTGTTCACCGTCCAACGTATCTTCTTCAATATTTATATTTAGATTTTCTTTGATCCATTGTTCTGAACTCTTGGGTGCAATAATACACTCGCTTAGTGGTCCAAATAAATCAAAGTGTTTAGGAAAATACACACGATCATTTACGGTCCAAAGATACCATTTGATTCCTCTTTCCTTACACAATGCATTAATAATAAACAAGTCACTAATATACTCTCTATATTGTAGATGTGTAAGTGATTCGTGATATAATCTAGTATAAGGATATTTTTCGTGAAAAGGTGCCCAGTCACTACTGATATTGTCATCGTCAAAGTACAACCCTTTAAACTGTTCAAACAAGTCTGATCGACATTGTTCGGGTATTTCAATAAAGTCGTCAGTTACTCTCCAATCAGTGTAGTAGTCTATCTTTTTATTATTAGGACAAACGTATCTATCATCTAAAAACATATCGCTTTTAGTTCCGTCACCATACTCTAGTTTTTTACTAGCACCCATCAACCATCTGTTCCAATATGTACTCTGTACAAATATTTCGTCTATGTCATCATAACGATCTAACATAGACTTAATCCATATTGGGTACTTTTTGTTACACGCACCTGGTAACGCATATACAATAACGTCTTTATTGTGTTCGACTGAATAGCAATCACCATAGTTATGCTCCCACTGATGAACAGTTTCATCAGCTTCACACCAATATCCGGCTGCGTGACTATCGCCTACAAATAAAGTTCTACCCATTAATAAACACCTACATTCTCCCAAGGGTAAACTAACCAAACATCTTGTTCTGCTTTGTTTACTTCGTGTACGCTATAGTCTACAGTGCCATTAAAGTCACTTGATAAATTATCTGTAATAGTAGCAAAGCGAACATTGTTGTGCCATACTGTTTTCCAACTTTCTTCGTTAGGTAAACAACCTGCTTGCCAGTCTTGTTTAATCCAGTCAAATGTAGCACCAGTGTCGTTAATGTCGTCTACAATTAAAATATTTTTACGTTTGCTAATGTCCCAACGACTTTTGGTATTAACACGTTCATCTTCATCTACATATCCAAATGCATCAGATGCCATCCAACAGTTACTTTCACTTTCGCCTGTAGCATCACGTAAACTTACTTTTAATGCTTCGCCACGTACACCTAACATATTAGATAGAACAGTAGCAGGAACATTACCACCACGGGTAATACCTACAATGTAATCAGGACGCCACGCATCCTTATACATTTGCAGTGCAATGTTAGTGCAAGCATTTTCTACATCTTGCCAACTGTAATAGTGTTTCTTAATCATTTTCTTTCCTCAAATATTTAAATGCAATTGAAAATCTATGCTTGTCTCTAAAACTTGTAGCAGAATGTAATACATCGCCTTTAAATATAGTTAGCCTGTTTGGAATAGGTGCTATAGAAATCATAATAGGCATTTCTGTTGAATCTTCTTGTATTACATCATTGAACGGATTGTTATTAAAGAAAAACTTTGTTTCACCTTCGTCATTAATATTCCAGCCTGGTCCTGGATAATATAAAACAGTATACTCAGTAAAGTCGTGATGAAAGTATGTTCTTTCATTTGGAGCAAATAAGTTTACATAACTCCTTTGACAGTAGCAATCCTTCAAACATTCTAAGTTTTGTAAGTAACTTTCTAAAATAGTATGTGTATAATGTTTATTTGGATCTAAGTCACTGCTCATTCCTGATGGCGGCGTGTCTGCTTCGTCAGTTTCTCCGTAAGCAAATTGCAAATTAAACATTTCTCGCAATAATTTATCGTGTTCGGAACGTGTTAATACATCGTCATATGTTGTTATAAAGCCATTTGCATAGCTAGTAGACTTAGAAAGGTATTTCGTCATCTATTTCGCCCGCTTTCTTTTTGCCTTCGTAATCCTGTTGCACCATATCGTACACACTTTTAAAGTTACGCCATACTTTAGACAACGCTGGATATTCTTTGCACATACGATCAACTTCGTCTGAATCAATCATATTATCTAAAATATTAGCATAAGAATATGTGCTGTTATCTATAGTAACAGTTCCATACGTACTGTCTGTGCCACTAATAGTAACATCACTAAGATTAAGTCCGCCATCGATAATGTTATATGTACCTGTATTACTGCTGATACTATCTAAGTTAATAGTAATATCATCGTCAATACTAATAGTAAATGTTTCGTCATCATTCATCTTGTATCGCCTTATAAAGTTCTTTACCACTAAAGAATTCTTTGTTTAGTTTTGTACGTTGCTTGTCTAAACTAACAAGAAGGTCTTCATAATTTTCCATATAGTTTACAATTTGTGCAATAACTTTGTCTTTATTATGTAAGTATGCATCATAGTCTTCAGTCCAAGCACTTGGATACTTAAACTCAGGCAGTGCCATTTCACTGTAGCTCAGTCTATCAGGCACCATAGGAATAGCATCAACTAATGCTCCTTCGTACCAACTAATACCTAGTGTTTCTTGTAAGTTAGCACTAAACACAAGTTTAGCTTCGCCTAATAAGTTATGATATTCGTTCTTGCTTAGTTGTTGTTCTTGACAAACAACAAACTCATATTGTGGTAGACGCTCTTTAAGATCTCTAAAGATCTCAACTTGTTTCTCTGGAGCAACACGATGCGGAAACAGAATTAAATCTCGTTTTTCCATACCTTTATAACTGTCTAAACTGTTCTTTAGGTACTCCATTGGCCATCCTACACGGCTTATTTTGTCCCAATCCATTGCATATTCTGGATCAAATACATCTGTAAACATATCAATATGAAAGTCACTTGCAAAGAAGTTATCATCATAACATTCAAACATTGACATTTCAGCGTGTCGAACCCATTGCTTGCCGCCTATGATCCTACCTAAAAAGTCTTGCGGATCATAGCTACCTGCGTGCCACAGACCACCAATGCCAATGTCAACACCCAATAGTTCTGCCATATAGCGTAATTGAATAACTGTAGGGTTCCAGGCATCGGTATAGAGAAAATAATCACCATCTTCAACGTCTCCATTGCAGAACATTTCTCCTATTGTTTCTAGTTGTTTAGATTTATAAACGTTAGTACCACCGAAGTTGAGGAACGCTCCAGGCGTAGTTGCCTGAGGCGTATCCCCACCACTAATAACATTTACTTGCTCATTTGTAGCTCGTTGCAGTTGCTTTGGAAGATGTTCTTTCCATTGCTTAGTATAGCGTGTGTCTACTGCTTCGATGTCTACAATATGAATAGTCATTAGTTTCTCCGTTGATTTACTCTTTGACCGCTGTTACGTGCTTTAGCACGAAGGTAGTTTTGATATTTTTGGTATGCAATCCACATTGGTGCATCCTTTTTATAAAGATCTTTTTCATTAAAGACCTTACCTTCAAAGCGACAATAGTCGCGAAACTTGTCCAAGTCGTTAAAAACCTTTGTGTATGCTTCACGATTGAATTTGATAGACATTTTTGAGTTCTCTCTCTTATCATTATCTAGGGTAGTAAATTGAACAGCCATTTTCGTTGTCTTCTGCAACGCTAATCTCTACAAATCGGCCTGGGTATTTTGTAGCGATTTCTTTGTACAAGTCATCTGCGATCATTTCACAGCTCTTGTGATTTAACTCTAATACGCCTTCGACGTCATAGAGTCGTTGCATCCAGCGTTTAAACTGAATGAATTCAATATCGCGATCATTAT